GATGGAAATTTTACGGGTTATGAAACCTTGACTAAATATCTGCAACAACAAGGCTACCATATTAGCAAAAGCGGGCTGCATCGTTACGGTGCTAAATTAGGTAGAAAACTGGCTGCCATTAGAGCCAGTACTGAAGCAGCTCGTATACTAGAAGATAACGTCAAAGATCGTGAAAACAACTTAAGTGGCGGCGTAATTAGTCTGGTTCAAAGCGAGCTATTTGAAACTATTCTTAATTTGCAAGAGGCTGCGGATCAAGACAATCCCGCTGAGCGCATTGAATTACTTAAGAACGCTGCTAAAGGCATAGCTGAGGTAAGTCGCGCCAGCCTAGCCAATAAAAAGTGGCAGCAAAGCTTAGAGATGGCTAAAACCAAAGCCGCTCAGGACATTAAAGCACTGGGAGGTAAACAAGGCATTACCGATGCTATCTTGACCGAATTTGAAAATATTGTAATGGGCATTAGAACATGACAAGCAAAGCACTGCCCAAACTATCACCGAATCATGATGCCATACTGCTACCGTACCAACAGCGCTGGAAAGCCGACCCTTCGCCATTAAAAGTCTCTGAAAAGTCACGACGTACAGGACTAACTTGGGCAGAGGCCTTTGATGATGTTATTACCGCCGCCCATACCAAAGTAGCAGGCGGTATGAATGTGTACTACATTGGCTACAATCAAGATATGGCCATAGAGTACATTGATACGTGCGCAGGCTGGGCTAAGGCTCTCAATCATTCTTGCACACAAGTAGCTGAGGGGCTTTGGGAAGAAGACCAAGACGACAAACACATCAAAACCTACACCATTAAATTTCCCGGTTCTGGGTTTCGTATTGTGGCTTTGTCTAGTCGCCCTGCGAATTTACGCGGCAAGCAAGGCGTGGTGGTAATTGACGAGGCTGCGTTCCATGACAAACTGGATGAACTCCTTAAGGCTGCTTTAGCGCTACTGATTTGGGGTGGAAAAGTACGCATCATCAGCACGCACAATGGGGAAGCCAATCCCTTTAACGAGCTTATCAAAGAAATTCGGGCAGGTAAGCGCAAGGGCAGTGTGCAGCGCATCACATTCCGCGAAGCAGTAAACCAAGGATTATACCAACGTGTTTGCTTACGTTTAGGCAAGGCATGGGCGACCGAAGCCGAGCAGGCGTGGATGAATGAAGTCTATGAGTTCTATGGTGAGGCAGCGGCGGAGGAGCTGGATGTTATCCCCAAACAAGGCAGTGGCGCGTATTTTAGTCGCGCCATCATTGAGCAATGTCAGCGTGCCAATATACCCATCCTTCGCTACGCTAAGCCTGCCGATTGGGTTACAGAGCCTGCCCGGATTGAGCAAGCTAAGCTATGGATTAGCGACGTATTGAAGCCTGTTATAGATAATTTACCCGGCAGGCGCTCAGCTTTAGGGCAGGATTTCGGGCGGGATGGTGATTTATCTGTTATCTGGGTATTGCAAGATGCGGGCGCTAATCATTGGGACACTGCATTTATTTTAGAGTTGCGGCGCATCCCCTTTGACGTACAGCGCTGCATTTTATTTTACATTATTGATACCCTTCCCCTGCTTCATAAGGCTAAATTTGATGCAAGGGGTAATGGTCAAAGCCATGCCGAGGCAGCCGTGCAGGCGTATGGTGCATTGCGCATGGAGGCTGTCATGTTGACAGCAGGCTGGTATGGGCAGCATTTCCCGCCCTATAAGGCAGCTTACGAAGACAGAACGATTAGCATTCCGACGTCCGAAGATGTTATTGCTGATCATCGCCGTGTCATTTTAAAAGGCGGCGTACCGGGCATGGATGATAAGCGCGACAAGGGTAGCGACGGACAATATCGGCATGGTGATAGTGCCGTTGCCGGTGTATTAGCTTATTCAGCCGCCCGCGACAATGGTTTAGTGATTGGTGAGTTTGAAGCCGCCAAAGGTGGTAGTGATTGGGATGATGGATTGCAGCGAGGTTGGTTATGAAGTGGCTAATAAATTTATTTAACAATCCAAAATCAACAAAGCCAAGTACTGAGCTTCAAACCGGACGCGCCGATCTCAGTTTTTTACCCGCCGAATTTGGCGATCACCCCGGCTCTAATCTAACACCCAAAAGGGCTGCCGCGCTATTGCTGGCGGCTGAGCAAGGCGATTTAAAGGCGCTAGCGGAATTAGCGGATGACATGGAAGAGCGCGATACGCATTTATTTGCCGAACTATCCAAGCGGCGGCGTGCGTGTTTAGGCAAGGAGTGGAAATTGGAGTTACGCAATCCTGACGCGGCAGAGCAAAAAGCATTGGGGCAGCTAACGGATTGGCTGCACAACTTTCCGATGGATGATGTATTGCTTGGCATGACAGATGCTATTCACAAAGGATTCTCCAATTTAGAGCTGGGCTGGGGACAGGTAGAAAAAGTATGGCTACCGACCACGATTGAACATCGCCCTGCCCATTGGTTTACGGTCGACCCTAAATCACGCGATGTAATTTTATTGCGCAGCCCATCCGGCGCAGGCATTCCATTGCAAGAACTCAGTTGGATACAACATATTCACAAGGCTCGCTCTGGCTATCTAACGAACACCGCATTAGCGCGCATTACTGTATGGCCCTTCCTGTTTAGACATTATTCAAGCCGAGATTTAGCCGAGTTCCTAGAGGTGTATGGCATCCCTATGCGTTTAGGTCAGTACCCTGCGGGTGCTACCCAAGAAGAGCGCAATACCTTATTAAGAGCCGTATCTGCCATTGGGCACAATGCAGCAGGTATTATCCCCTCCGGCATGGCAATCGAGTTTCAGCAAGCCGCACAAGGACAGGCTGATCCATTTATGTCAATGATCAAATGGGCAGAGGGCGGCATCAGTAAAGCCATTTTGGGTGGTACGCTTACTAGCGAAACGGACGGCAAGGGCAGCTACGCAATGGCTAATGTACATGATAGCGTGCGCATTGAAATTCGCGCCAGCGACCTTAAACTGCTGGCCGCTACACTGACGCGCGATATTATTAGACCTATTGCACTGCTTAACACTACGCTAAAGCGCTTACCCCTGTTGGTATTTGACGATTCAGAGCCGGAAGATATAGCACTTTATGCAAGCGCCCTTCCGGGTCTTGCTAAAGTCATGCCGATTCCGGTGTCATGGGTGCAGCGCAAACTAAAAATTCCCACTCCAATTCAGGGCGAACCTATCTTGACCGATAGCGCTATTAGATTAGCCGCTAATAAAGTCAGTAAGTCGGCTTGTTCATGCTGCCCAACTGAGCCAATTGCCGCCCTCAAACTAACCGAGCAAAATGATCTCGGCGCTGCTATTGCAAGCACAACCCCTGAAAACCAGACATTGCAACAACAAGCCGAGGCAATGATTCAACCGCTTTTGGAGATTGCCGCCAAAGGACTAGAGAAAGGATTGAGCGCTGATGACATTATGCAAAACCTGCTGGGTGCGTATAAGGATATGGACTCAACGCTACTGGAAACCGCCCTAACACAAAGCTTATTCATGGCAGATTTGGCGGGGCAATGGGAAGCCCAACAAGAGCAAAACCATGAATAAGTTATTCCACTTCTTTTTCGCCTTTAAACTGAAGCCTGCCGATGCATTACGCTACTTTAAAGCAAAAGGTCTTAAAACCAGCAAGTCATGGCGTGATCTATGGAAAGAAGCGCACGCAACAGCTTTTACGGTAGCGCATTGTGCCAAAATGGACGCATTACTGGATATACACGAAGGAGTAAGAGCTGCACTTGAGGACGGCATCAGCAGCCAAGAATTTGTTAAGCGCCTGAAACCATTGCTACAAGCTAAAGGCTGGTGGGGCAAAGCCATAGACCCTAGCACTGGGGAAATTACCGAAAGCTACCCCAACTCTAATGCACCCGTACAATACGGTTCAACCCGTCGCCTACAACTAATCTACCAACAAAACCTGCAAGTGGCTTATATGGCCGGGCGCTATACTGCCATGCAAGATGGCGCTGCTTTTACGCCATTCTGGCAGTATATTGCGGTCATGGATGCTAAAACCCGCCAGACTCACGCGACCCTAAATGGTCAGGTTTGGCGGCATGATGATCCTATTTGGGACAAACTTTACCCGCCAAATGGCTGGAATTGTCGCTGCCGCGTGCGCCCTTTATCACAAAAAGCTTTAGAGCGGGAAGGCATAGTAGTGCGTACCGATAACATGAACTTAAAGGGGGTTATTGATGAAGGTTGGGACTATCATCCGGGTAAATCCGGCGAAGAGGCACGACAACGATTACTCGAACGTACGCAAAAGCTAAAGGACATTATGTCGCCTGAGGCATTTGAAGCATTACAACAATCCATTGAGCCGCTCAAACCATGATTACTATTAGCGCCAACGATAACGACTGCCAAGCCGATTTGGCAAAATTGCAAAGGCGTCTGGGCAATATGCGCCCTGTTATGGCAGGTATTGCTAATATGATGCTAGAGGCGGTAGAGCGGAATTTTGCCACCGAAACCGATCCATCGACTGGCTTGCGCTGGACGCCCTTAAGCACCAATACAATCAAAAGCCGTACTAAGCGGGGGCACTGGCCGGGCAAAATTTTACAGGTTTCCGGTAATCTCGCTGCATCAATCAGCGCCAACTATAGCGACGATTACGCAATTGTCGGTACTAACAAGGTATACGCTGCAATCCATCATTTTGGTGGCAGCACTGGCCGTAGACATGCCGCTAACATTCCGGCACGCCCATACCTTGGGCTATCAAAACAAGCTGAACAAGATATTATAAATACGGTTTCAAGCTATCTTACACAGGGCTTAACTTAATGCGGTAACAATTATGGAAAATATTCGCTGTGGCAAATGCAACAAAAAATTAGCCGAAGCCACCTATACCCAAATTGCGATTAAGTGCCCACGATGCGGCACACTTAATCATCAGAAAGCCACTGAGCTTCCTTCTAGCGCGACTGGATCGCCCAACACAGGAAGCAATCACCATGAAACCGCAAGGAATAGTTTCTCGCATTGAGCAAGCACCTGCTTTTATCAGGGAGCAGGATAAAATTATTGGCTATGGCAGCCCAGAACTTAGAGTTGAAAGCATCGAAAGTTGGCTATGTCGTGCCATTATAACAACAAAGCACTATAGCAAGCGTTTTGTAAATAATGGTTATGTACATCTTGGAATATTCAACCATCGACACTTAATAGGGGTTATGCAATGGGGCTATGCTCTTAATCCTAATAATGGGCGGCGTATCGTAATTGGTACAAGCAACCGTGACTATTTAGAGCTAAACAGGTTATGGGTACATGATCGCATGCCGCGCAACACAGAATCCCGCGCTATCAGTTATGCCCTCAAATACATTAGACAAGCCTACCCCAATGTTCAATGGGTACAATCATTTGCAGATGAGCGTTGTGGTGGCGCGGGTGTTGTTTACCAAGCGTGCAGCTTTGACTTTATCGGCAGCCACGAAACAACTTTTTATCATTTGGATGGAGAGTGGTATCACGAGATTAATAAAACCGCTATTAAGCGGGGCGGAAAGCGTGGGCAGTATCTAAGGGAGAACTTTCATCGGGCTACA